TCTCTTTGCCTTCTTCTTACCTTTCTTATTAGGTGCCCCTGCTAGGTCATCATCTTCCTTATCCTTTTCTTCCTCTTCTTCTGGGGACTCATCCTTCCCTTCCTTAACATGGTCTGCTGCCTTATATGCTGTGCTTCCTGCCTTATACTTCTGCCATGCAGGAGTATTTGCTGTTTTATCAGCATTAGTTACAGTAAGACGGGTATCTTTCTTCTCCTCTTTTTTTGCACCGCCATAAACGGCTTCCATATAAACTTGATTTAAATCTTTAATTTGTTTAGCAGAATCCATTGCAAACCATTAGTTCTTCTCAATATATTTATAGATCTCCTTCCTTACGGTTTTCTGAATGATAAACATTAAACTCTCCACCAGGATATCTTGCCTTTAATTTCTCCACATTCATCTCAATAATCTCATCAAAAGAAGTATCAAGTGCCATACATGCCTGTGCAACATACCACATAATATCTCCAAGTTCTCTCTTCATATGAAAAATATTATCTTCATTAAGTGGTTTACCTTGAAAGGTCATCTTCTTTACTACCTCAGTAAACTCACCACCTTCAGCACAAATACCAAGAGCAGCAGTTAGAAGTCTTTCGATAGGAAGTCCTTCTGAATGCAAATCAAAGCATCTCCTATTGAAATGCATATACTCATTAGATTCTCTAGATGTAACTGCATCTACAAACTCAGTATACTTTTGGGTATCTACTTTGTTATTTTGTGTCATGTTAAGATAAACGAATGTTTTTTGCTAGTCCAAGTTTCTCTAATAATACTATATGATACCATGTTAAGTCAACCTGTCCTGGTAAAATACCTTGCTTTGCTGAACTTGGGAATGCATGGTGATTATTATGCCAACCTTCTCCAAATGTTAATATTGCTACCCACTTATTATTACGTGAATTATCATCAGTGTCAAATGGTCTTTCACCCCATGTATGTGTTGCAGAATTAACTAACCATGTTACATGGTACACCACAGCTAACCTAAGTGGTATTCCCCATAGTACCAAAGACCATCCACCTATAAGATAAAGAGTAAGACCTAAGGGAACTTGTAGGAATAGAAACCACTTATCTAACCATCTGAAATAAGGATCGTTTCTAAGATCTGCTGTATACTTACGAACATTCCTCTCAGCAGGAACATCAACCATCATCCATCCAATATGACTCCACCAAAATCCTTTATTCATATCATGTGGATCTGGATCAGTATCAGAAAACTTATGATGCTGACGATGTATTCCTGCCCATGTTATAGGACCATACTCAGCACTAAGTGCTCCACATGTAGCAAAGAATCTTGCCAACCATTGAGGAACAGTGAATGCTTTATGCGATAAGAGTCTGTGATACCCCAGAGTGACCCCAAGACATGCAGTAACCCAGTAAAGGATAAGAAGGGTCACTATGGATCCTAAACTCCAATACTGGGGTTGCAATGCCACAATAGCAAGTATATGGATTGCTGCCATAAACAAGACTGTGGGCCAAGTAATTCTCTTAAAATTTAAACCCGTCAAACGATTTCTTTGGTTTTTTCTCTTCATTAGTATACTCTTCTTCTTGTCCACTGTCAATCATATCCTTTTGAGCACTCTGTTCACAATCATATAATCTCATCTTTGCTCTATCAATACCAACAATAAATCTCTTATTGACAGTAGGGTCATTATATCTATTCTTTAATTGCTTTACCATTATTTGATTTAACGGTTCCAAGTCTTCTGTAGAAATAAGGGCAAACATAAGATCAGCAGTAGCAGGGAGTCCAAAAGATTCAGAGGTGTCAGTAAGCTCAACATCAGAACTCCCGTAACCGCTACGAGTAGTTTGAGTGGCAGATACAATCGGAAGGTTCGCCTCAACTGCGAGACCCCGTAATTCTTCTGCGATTGCTTTGATGTAGGAATAGGAATTGACATTTGCATTACCACGATAACGAGATGAAGCACATATATTCAGATAGTCTAAAAATATAATATCTGGTTTGAAAGATTTCTTTAATGCAAGTTCTTGAAGTAATGCTTTAAAGTGTCCACTGTGTGCTGATGCAGTAGGATATTCTTTAATGATTAATGTTCCCTGTGTCCTATCAGCAAGATTAGTTACCTTACTTTCAAACATAGGTTTAGGAAGATCTGTTATGTCTTGTATATTGACATTAAGTAGATTAGCATCGATCCTCTCCGCAATCTTTTCCTCTGCCATTTCGAGAGTGATGTAGAGGACGTTTTTCCCCTGGAGTAAAGCACTGCTAGCCACATGACACATGAAAAGAGACTTTCCAACCCCTGTGCCAGCAAGAGCAATGTTGAGAGTCTTATTCGGTAACCCTCCTTTCGTAATTTTGTTAAAGTATTCGAGATCAAATTCGAGTTTGTCTTCCTTCCTGTGATACGATTCATACCTTGCCTCATAGTCCTCTAAGTAATCATGCCCAACATTAGTGTCAAAGGATACTGCAAGAGCATCTGACAGTATATTAGGGATGGCATCTCTTCCCTTCTCCTCACTTTTACCATCAGCAAGTTGGATAGATTCCATTAGTGCCAAATAGATAGCACGATCTCGACACCACTTCTCAGTAGTATCGACCACCCAATTAAACTCAGAAGTATCTTCTTCCAGAGAAGAAATTAAATCAGTAATCTCTTTAAATGAAGAATCATTTATGTCCTGTCTTTTCTCTGCTTCAATACAGAGAATCTCTTTGGTTACTGGTTTATTATACTCTTCAACGAATTTAATTATCTCCTCAAATACAACCTTCTGGTTATAATCCTCAAAATATTCTGCCTTAATAAAGGGGATGACCTTTCGGACATACTCCTCATTATGAATCAGATTTCGTAGTATTAAAAATTCAACTTTGTCCATGAGGTACATCGAATACAAAGGTTATCCTGGTCTCGTCACCAAGATTCACAGTTCCATGTGGTATCTTATTATTAAACCACAATAACGTGCCTGGGTCAACTATGACACTTTCAGTACCAACAAAATATTGATACTGACCCTGAATAGATAAGTGATATCTATCCTTATCCAAGTAATAAGTTCCTTCATCTATATGTGCTCCAACAATCTCATCAACTGGTAACGCAAGAAAACCACACCTACGTATATCTGAGAACTGTTCTCCCAAATATTTCATTACTTCAGTGTGGTTTTCATGAGCAGGTGTAGGAATACATATCTCTGTGTTACCTACATCTTCTCCTTTCTTTGTGATCCCACCCATTATCAATTGAAGAATATCAACTGATGTAATATATTGATGGGGATCTTTAATCTCTACAGTATCTAATCCTTTTTGAGAACCCCAATCACTAGGGTATTGATCTAGTTGTGCTTTGATTTTAGATATATCAATTCCCTTTTTAAGGATTTTGATGTTGTTCATGAACCATAACTAAATTCATTCTGGGAGATCTCATCAAGAGCTTGCATTACTTCATCAGTAAAGTAGGTCTTTGGTTCTGAAAGAATCTGCTTTGCATATAACTTTTTGCCAGCAATTTCGTATCTTCCTGCGACATTCTTCCAGAGTCCTCCAATTTCACCCAGTTCCAATAGACCGTAATACTTATCAAGACCACGATCATCATAGAATAAACGTATCTCAACAGTCTTATTCTCCTTACTTAAACGTGATTTATGTGTCTTTGCTTTGATAATGTTTCCGATGATTTCTTTTCCATCCTTCTCCTTTTTCTTGCTGAGATATATGATTGTACTCGCTGCGTACTTGAGGCCAGAACCTCCTCCCATTTCTTTTGTAGGGACATAAGAACCAATGACATCGTAAGTGTGATTTGTAACTATAAGTGGAATGTTTGCTTGACCAAGTTTCAAAGTGAGCATTCTAAAAGCACCTTTGACAAGTTGGGATTTGGTCATATCCCTGACTTGTTTATCATCTAGTGCGTCCCTAATCTCTTTCTCTGTGGAAAGCATACCTAAGGAGTCTAACACAAACATGCAAGGCTTGCGTTCCTCTATGGGCATTTTCATATATTTATCAACTGCTCTTAATGCCTTAGATCTAAACTCTTCAATAGTAACAACATTAATTACAACCAATCGTTTAAGATCAATCCCTCGTGATTCTAAGAGGGATTTATTAACAGCAGATTCAGTATCAAAATATAGGCAATAGCCATCAGGATTATTATCCAAGAAATTCTTGACGACAGCGAGGCTAAAATAGGTCTTACCAGTAGAAGATTCACCAGCAATGGCAGTAATTCTATTAGAGCTGACCCCACCAAAAATGGAACCAGAAACCAATCCGTTAAAGATAAAGCTTCCTGTGTCAGTAAATCTTTCGGTCTCTTCCAAATCCGACGAGATTTGGGTGTATTCGTCTCCGATTTCTTTGACAATTTCCTTTAAAAAATCCATTAGATGTCACATGCTCCATGTTTACATTGATAGTCATCAGACTCTGAGTATACTTGAACTTCATCAGCAAGGTGATGAATATCCATTTCCCTTGTAGTGTTCTTTAACTTTCCATCATCGACAATATTTTTAAGTAAAAAATAGAGTCTGGTGTCACCCCCTAGTGATAATGCACTTACTATTGTTTCCAAATCTTTAGTGTTAATTGGTAATTCCATTAGGAAAAGAAAAGCTCTAGGTTTACAGTTTTTTCTACATTCCAACCAATCGCATCAAGAATAATCTTGAGTGGTTCTAAGAAGGCTTTGTCAAATTGTAGGTCATAATCGACATACCTGTCAAGCCCTATTTCACTAGGAAAATCCTGAATAAAAGAAATAATATTCTCATGAATAATATTAGGTTTTTTCAGGTAACAGAATTTGACTTTTTCACCATTCTGAATGAGGGAATACTTATTATCTAAGTTATGTTTTTTGACATAATGATTATACAATAATGCACCCCGTATATGTATAGGGGTTCCTTTTGCATATATTGTAGAGTGTGCTTTATACTTTTCTACATTAGTTGCAGACCGTGGAAATGAAATATCTTCAGGTGGAAGTTTC